AATGTCCACAACTCAGGCCCAAGAGCTGTCCCGTCAGCCAACTCATAAGGCAGGTTTTTATCTAGCGGGTAGACGTTATCAACTGTGTCAGTTGCTACCCTTGCGGAAACTAAGATGCCGCCATAGAAGTCTTGTTGCAACTCGCCCCTAACGCCGAAGCCAACATCATCAAGCAAGCCTGTCCAAGTTTGGGCTGTCTGAGCAACCTGAACACCATTCACATAGAAAGTAACATTTGTACCGTCTGCTGTGAGCTTTGCATGATTGATTTTCGTCAGGGTTACTGCTGTGGCCCCTTGAGGTGCGCTAGAGCCGTTACCGTAAAATACATCACTACCGTTTAATGCTAAATAGAAACTATCGCTAGAATGCCTGCCTACCAAATACTGCAAGCCTGAACTACTACCGCCATAAAACAAGCATTCTATTGTTGCAGTGGTGGTCTGCCCGTAATCTGGCTCAATTCTACGCCAATACTTAGATTGACCATCTAACTCGGTAAAGTAACGCTCATCTAACGGGGGAGGTGTGCCGCCACCCGCCCTTAGCACAACTTGCTGCTTTGATGCGCCATTTATCCATGTATTAGAAAAGAAACTCATAACGCACCAAATTTATAAATAAGAAAGGGGCCGAAGCCCCTAATATTACTCAGAATCAGAAACCTTTGCAGCCTTTTTGCGAGGCTTGCGTTTCTTCTTCTCTCCGATTTTAGTAAGGCTTGGCGGATTACTCGCTAAGTCTGACTCACTAAAATTGGCCTTAAACTTTGCATCAACAATACGAAGGCCAGCCGCCGAAGCGACCGCCTTCACGTCCTCATTGTACTGACTTGTGGGAAACCCCACCAACCAGACCGGACGCATTACGCGCTCGCATCAGCAATGGTTAGAACACCAGCAGTATGCTTGTTGCTAGCAACCACTTTATCCCAGTTTGTGCCTGTGGCTAGAGCTGCATCATCAGGCGAGGAACCGCCGTTAGCAATATCCCAGCTGTAGCCCTTCAAGCCCACGCCGAAAGTGTAATCGGCTTGCATAGTTGTCTCGATGCGCTTTTTACCGTTGGTTGTGTCAATGTTAGTAATAACATCGGAACCATCAGAAACAACACCAGCACCAGCAGCCAAGCTCAGCACACTATGCACATTTGGAGTACCCGCAGTGGTCAACGCTGGGGCGTCAGTAACAATAACCGCTTTGCCCAGAATATCCACAACAGTCACAGTGTCGGAACTAAACAAGCGAGAGCCGTTATCAAGCGCTTCACCGATTAGATCGTGATAGGCAGATCCGGACATAATCTGACCGGTCAGCATCTGCGACATATCACCAAATTTAGCGTGTGTATTATTAAGCGCTGACTGAGTTAGCAAGCCGCCGCCTGATACATCATTGACCATAGCGGTGTTGTTACCAATAGCAGCAACCAAGGAAGCGATCAGCGTATTAAGTTGGTCAGCCATCAGTGATTGAGCAAACTGATTAGAGGCAATGGTAATACCCTCTTGAGTCGGTTTGCGTAACCAAGTCATCTGACCAGGCTCAAACAATACCGGGCCAAAACCACCAGCCACTTTGACGGTATTCATCTGCGCTTGCAGTAAAGGCGTCGCAGCCTGAGAACTGTTAGCAGCATTGCGGTCAACACGACGACCAGCGCTAAAAATCTCTTTATAGAAAGACTCTTGGCGGTAATCACCGTCAAAACCCTCACTTGATAGTTGAAGAGTTCCAGCCGATGCCGCGTTAAACTTCTCGATCATCTGAGCGTAAGTTTCTGCGATTGCTGGCATAAAATACTGATTAAACACAGCCATATCTGAAAGTGCCATAACTTTATTTCCTTTTATCTAATTGGTAGGGCGTCGAAACCTTCGACAACTCCTGAGAGTGTATTATTGCCTGTCGAAGTAGCGCTGCCACTCGATTTATTACCAGCTCCGCCGGAGCCAGATGCTTTTGAGCCGCTGATTAATGGCGCAAGGGCCGCATCGTTGGCTAATTCGTTTTTAAGCTCGGCCACTGTCATCGCTGATCTGTCGCCGTTCTTATCGAGAATAACCGTTACCGGCTTTCCCTCTGTATATTCTGTTTTAAATCGAGACTTAATCAGTGTGTTTAACACTTCGCTCGAACCTTCTACAGCTAACTCAGCCGCAACCTGCAATGATTGTGCTCCCGATGTTAAGCCGCCGATCTGATTGTCTCGCTCTTTGATTGTCGCGCTAGTCTCGGCTTGCAGAGCATCAAACTTCTCCTGCCAGCTTTTATCAAGTGCAGCAACATCACCCGACTTTCGCGCCGCTTCCTCAACCGCTAACGCCTTGGCCTCTTCTGCCGCCGCTGCGTTTGCCGCTGCTGTTTTCTTCTCGCCTAGCAACTCCTGATTTTTCGCACTCAATTTATCAATGCTCTCTTGCATGGCCGCAAGTTGAGCTGCGTAGTCTGGCGCTTCTTTCGCTTCTTCTGTCATGCTATCTCCGCTGGAGTTTATAGGGCGCTGCCCTGTTATTTACATAATAATACAACCAATCACATTATACACCATTAATCAAGGTTGGCATTAGCCCACGCCTTAGTGTCTTTTGCTTTAATTTCTTTTAGTGTCAAAGGCTTGCCAAAATTGTTGCTTGTTAGCTTTCTAAACTCGTCAGGGCTTAACCCAGCATTGCGGAATAACTTACCTTTCGCCATGCCTAGCACATCATCCTGAAACGCCGCTGGCTGAGTTTTTAACCAAGTGTAATACTTGCTTGATGTAACAACTTTCGGGCCATCGGCACCAATAGAGGCGCGCTCTTCATTGCCTGCGAATATAGATAGGCTGGGCTTAACGACTGGAAGTGTTGCCGACCTGCAACCAATGTGAGCCGGCGGTCTTGGCCCCTCGTTAGTTGGAAATACTTTGCCGTCATAGAATCGGCAGATGTCAGAGGTGCGGTAGTCTAACGTGCTAGACCATTCCACGCCGTCTAATATGTCAGAGTTATCACTATAGCTAGCTTCACGCGCCTGAGTTGCCACATGATTAACAGCGGTTCGCGCTATTGCGTAGGCGTTGCGCTGAGTTGTCGCTAGGATGCCATCTTTAAACCTGTTGGCTCTAGTGCCTCTGATTTGCCGCGTCATCTCCATTGTTGTCCTACCCTCGGAGAAGCCCGAAGTAATCACGTTGTTAATGCGCCTAACCTCTGTGGTCGTTAGCTGCTTAATAAATCCATCAAGCAATGGCGGCATAGCACCTGGCAATCCTAACGGGACGCGATAAGTAGCCGCAACAACTGCAGCCGCTTCTGGGGCTAACACAGCCGCAGTAGTTCCACTCTCCAGAGTCTTAACAGTAAAACCAATCTCTTCACCTGCAAACTCGGATAAATCAGCCTCTAACAGCTCAACGTAATCGCCATAGACGCCATTCTTGCCTACACCCGCAGTAATATCAGCAATAACAGATGCTAACGCTTTGCGGCTGCTTATAACGTCATCCTGAGCGCTTAATACATCCCTGATAACCTTATCAGCCCTCCGAAGGTAGGCGTCAAACTTTTTCGCCTGCCCTGTCGCGTATCTCTGCACAAATAACTGATGCCGCGTAAAGGCATCAAGCATTTCATTAGACATCGGTTGATTCCAGTGGCGAAATAGTATCTGCTAAATCATCCTCTATTTCTTCTTCTGTGCGATTTATCAATCCAACAGACCGTTGATAGTCTCGCGCATCCTTTGCCGGTATCAATCCTTTCATCCAACTATCAGTGACAGCAATTGCAAGCTGAGGGTCTGCCATTACCGCGCTTAAATCAGTGTCGATTGTAAACACTGGAGCCGTTGAGCCGTTAAAGTCAGATAGCGCACCCATAGCTTTCTCATAAGCCATAACAACATTATCAATCAGTGTTTGCAGGCGACTATTTTCTGAGGCGCTGGCAATAATCGCCTCTGAAGCCGTGTTAAAACTAGCGTTTGAGCTAATCAGCTTCGCGCCCATCTGTATCATGGCCTGCTGCTTATGGTTCATCGCCTCCATTGATACCATGTTAGGCTGTGTCTGCTCTATTCCAAACGCCGCGCCCTGTGGCAATGCAAGCAAGCCAGCGCCCATCAAGAAATCACCCATATTCGCATCAACCCAAGACTGGGTTAATCCAGTCGCCCACGGCTGAGGCTGTGACACCAAGAATGATGATATTTCATAATCAGCACTATTTTTGTAGTGAGCAATATTCAAGTCGGCTATTGGGTAGATTGGCGCGTCATCAATGTTAGCGTCGTTATTGGTAGCGCCCAGAAAATAAAAAGGGATGTAGTTTAGGCGCTGCCCTGCTGAGTTTGTAGGAAGATAAACTTTGTCCTCTTTGTTGTCGTCAGACTCTTCCGTGACAAAGTAATAACCCTCATCATCAAGCGCCAAGGTTCTTTTTACTATCACCTCTTCTGTCGCGCCTGCGCTGGTTGTTTTATATTGACTCTCACACAGCACAACCCGCGACAATATAGAAGCGCTGCCAATATGAGTTGATGACCAATCAACAATAGAAAAGGCGTCATATAAATTAACAGTCGCAGACAATGCCAATCGCTCCTGCTCTGCCTTACTTACTTCACCATCAGTAGGTGGAAAGTCTACAAACAGACCGGCGCGCCCGTATTTAATGAGGTTTGTCATTGCAGCTTTAGACTGCTGTTCTATACCTATTCCATCGCCGTCAATATTCTTATTAATGTAATCAGTCGCGTTATCTGTATCGACTGTCACGCCCTGACGGAAAGCTAGGCCCAACAATCCGCTTATAGTCTCCTGAGTGAAACCATAAAAAACCGCCCTTGATAAATACGCTTGGTATCGCGGATCTTTGTCGCTCTCGTGATTTGCAGCAAGTGGTAAATATTTGGTGGTGGCATCCTTGACCGCCATTGGTGTTGATGCTGCCCTGTTTAATTCCCAGATTCGCAGCGCCGCCGCATATTGTGGGTGCCAGTCAAAATTTAGCGCTTGATCTGTCATCAGTAATTCATCCTAATATTTGTATTTACACATGGCTTGACTATCGGCATCTCGTAAGCGATAGGGTATCCAGTGGCGTCGTTCTGGTGATCTTTGCCGCCTTTCTTGTCAGGCTCGCCGTTCTTGTCATACACCTGCTGTTCTAGGTTATCTGCTGTAGTTGGACACTTCCGACTATTAACAAATAGCACGCCTCTATGGAATGCTGAGTTTACAGCTAAAACACGATCTTTAACAAAGGGGTTGGTCATATTGTAGACAACAGAGAAAACACCCTCAAGCAGGCTAATATCAGATGATGATGCCGATACGCTCTTTCGGTTCTTGCCTGAGCTATCAGGATAAACCGTTATATGATGCCCAGGGTATCTTTCCTGCAATATTCTAATCATCTCCGGCGTATCATAACCGTCACTAATCTCGTCAACAGCGTGCCACTCTCTGCCACCATCGCGTTTAACGTAAATAGTCGCCGCCATCTTGGTTACGTTGAAATCCATACCGATATAAAGTGGCTCGCTTTCCCTTATCGTTTCAGTCGAGTTGTGAGCTGCTCTATCATAATTCTGGTAAACAGTGCCGCTTGTAAGGTTTACAAACTGCCCGTTGAGATACGCCTCAATTAGCTGTGGTGGGTAATCCTCTTTAAGCGTATCAATGTAATCAGCCGGTAAATTAGCCTCATTATCGTATGTGCTGGCCTGTATTAATCCATATTGACCACCGCCACGCTTTACAAATCTATCGTGTGTGAACTTGAACCCTTCAGGGGTGGTTGTAACATCGACGCCATTCTTTAAGCCTTCCACCTTGTAACGCATTCGGGCCAGTATCTTGCGCCATGCCAGTTCGGCCTTTTCAGCCGTTAAAATATCAAGCTCATCAACTAAAGCATGACCAGACTTAAAACCTACAATATTCTCGGGGTTATCCATCGTCCGGCAATGAATGACACCATAATGCTTTCGCCCATAACTTAAATGAACCTCGGCATCCGCCAACTTAATTCGACAATCGAAGCCCATATTGTGCGCGACTTCTTCGATGGTTGGGTAAAACACACCCTTAACGAGCTTGTAAGTGGGCGCATAGTAAGCAGCATCAACATTCGGGAACCTGCAAAAATGCTCTATCAGGCCGGTACAACCAACCCAAGTTTTGCCGCTACCAAAACCCGCAACATAAGCGCGAAACTTAGTGTCCATCTGTAGAAAGTTAGACTGTGGTACGTTTAAGTTAGGCATCTTTTCGGGCGTCTATGGTGTTAAATACAATGCTCAACGGTTTTGCTTCTTCCGTTTGCTGTGTATCTGTATCTCTATGGCCTAAAATGGCTTTAGCCGACCAAATCGCAAATGTGGGATTGACCGCCCCAGACATACCACCCTCGTAAATAAACGCCTCTTGATACTCCTTTGCTCTTTTGTAAGCGTCGAAGAATTCAGGGTTTATAAGGTTGCCAGATGCGTCGCTAGCATTTGCCCAGTTGATCAAAGTTTCTCTGTGAACACCTATATTGCAAGCGAATCTAGCCAAGGTTGGGAATATAGTCGCCTCTGCGCGTTCTTCACCCTCAACAACCTTGGCGGCAGAAAAGAAATCAATTAGCATCTCTGCATATTCAGGTCTGTATTTTGTTGGCTGGCCAGCACTACCCACAACCATAACCGCCTTTCAATACTGTTCTAATCATATTAACTAATCCGCTGGATTGAGTTGTGCCCATCGCTGATAGGCTTTCATTACATTATAACATTACTACGGTTTAAGACATTCTAGCAGCTCGGCAAATAGCAGTTTTTTATCCGCTTTTATCTCGGTGATATGATCTTTTAAAACCTTAACGCCGTCATCATTCATTTTCGTCATTATGTGATAACCGCCAAAACTAGCAGCCACCACCAAAGATACAGCTATCCCCTGACGCTGCACCTGATCTAAAAATTTATCTAAATGATTGGCCATTATTTAGATTTAATAGTGTTTGCAGCATTAACGCCGAAAGACGCGCCAACAATACTAGCCCATGATGCCGTTATAGGCAGAAACAACTCTGTTATAGCGTCTATAGCTTGCTTTGATTGTTGCGGGTCAGTAATACCGAAGGCATGAGAAAGTATTAAAATAAGGGATATACCCAGATACCAACCGTAAGCACTACAGGCAAACTTTGATAAGTTTCGGCGCATTAAACCATTAGGGTCTAACGTCTTAATCCACAAAGACTTTGCCT